TGCTCCTATTGGAGATCTTCTTGGTGGTGTTGTTGTTGGTGATGATACTAAACAGATGAGCCTTGATACTTTAATTGAGATGAGTACACTTATGGATGATATGGAAATTCCAGAGGGTGAGAGATTTATTGCTATGACTCCTGCAGGTTTTAATGGCCTACTTAAAGAGACTAAAGTAACTTCTGCTGATTATGCAAGTGTTAAAGCACTTCAAACAGGTCAGATCTCAGAGTTCATGGGCTTCATGTTTAAGAAGATTGGATCTAAAAGAAAAGAGGGTGGACTTCCACTTATTTCTGCAGGTGTTCAGTCAGCTTATGCTTGGGATCGTAGAGCAGTTGGTGAGGCTATTGGTCGTGAACTTGATACTACAGTTGAATGGTCAGTTGATAAAAGATCATGGTTGTCAACAGGAGAATTTAAGGGGGGAGCTTGTATTGCAGATGCAGATGGTGTTATCCGTTTTCAATATAAGATCACTGCTTAAAGGTAAATAGTTGCACCTTTTCTGATTTACCCTTTTAATATATAATAGCTTTTAAGGAGTTGTTATGAATATTAAACATGGGTACTCAGGGCATAAGCTTGTCTCAGTTAGAAAAGCTATGGTGCAAAGATGCCATAATCCAAAAAACAAACAGTTTAAAGATTATGGTGCAAGAGGTATTTTCGTTTGTATATCTTGGAAAGAAGAACCTGTAACTTTTTATAAATGGGCTACGACTCATGGATATAAAGAGGGTTTGTGTATTGACAGGATAAATAATGATTTAGGATATAGTCCTGAAAATTGTAGGTTTGTTACTCACTCAGTAAATAATTTTAATCGGAGAAAGTTATCCGATAAAAAGAATTATAAATATGCTAAGGGTGTAAGAAGAGCTAGAAATGGTAGATGGAGAGCTTATCATAAAGTTGGTAAAACTGAAATATTGATAGGTAATTTTGGAACTATGGATGAAGCAATTTCGGCTTATTATAAATATATAAAAGGTATTTAATTATGGCAAATAAAACAGCAACAGCAGCAGGGTTTCACTTACCCTCTTTTACAAATACAAGTGCAACAGGTACAGGTGTAGGAACTTTTGTTTATGGTGCAAACCTTAAAGCAAATGGCACTACTGCATGGGATGATGTAGCAGCTATGAAAGCTTCAGGCTTTTTTAATGATGCAGCACTTGTTTTAAACAAAGGTGCAGTGATCACTTTAACAGATGGAGCAACTACTGAAAATGTATGTGTTACATCTGCAGCTAATGTTACTCCTGTAACAGTAGCTTAGTAAGTTAAATAGTCTACTCTCTTTTGAGAGTGGATGTTTTAGTTTATTTTTAAGGAGCAGGATATGCCACATATAGCGATTGAAGCGATAAAAGTTAAGTTAGATAGTAATGGTGAAGAGATAGTCTATGAGCCAAATACTGATGTTTCTAGTATAGCAGCAGGTATTCTAGTGGAAGTAGCAAAGATTAAAAATACTGATACAGGTGTAGAGAGTATTATTGAAGCAGGTGTGCATACAGTTGTTATTCCTCCTCCTACTATTCCTAATGTAATAAGCTCTACTATTGAAGCTGCAGCAGATACTGATATAGTTGTTGTATGGAGTGAAGATATGAAAGGTACAGGAAGTATAGAACAGGCTATTAAAATTATTATAGATGGTGCTAGTGAAGTTAATCCTGCATCTGTATCTTTTAGTGGTGTAAACATGACACTTGTTTTAACTGCTGCAGCTACTGCAGGTCAAGTTATCACATGGGCTTATGATGATCAGCATCCAACTGAGACTCTTGAAACTGTTTCTGGAAATGTTGAAGCAGATAACCAGACTTATGCAGTTACAAATAATGTAGCTTAGGAGTAGGGCATGGCACTTACTAGAGCACAAATGGCAGCACTCTTGCCAGATAATACTACAGGTGATATATCTGCTGCAGATATGAGAAGTATAGTTTTGAGTTGTTTAACACTTACTGAAGAGGGTGCGAAACTCAGAGGTACTTATGACTACAAAAAAGTAAAAGATCAAGTAACTACTTCAGATGCTTATGCACCACTTGTTTCTATGGCTACACCTGCACGAGAGGCAGGAACTTATGAGATCAAAATATCTTCTACTTTTACATATAACACTACAGGTAAATCTGCATTTTTTAGATGGTCGATTGATGGTGGTACAAATTGGGAAGAGTTTTCAGTTGAGCCAAAAGATGTTACAGATAAAAAAGCTTTAAGCTATGACTTTCCTTATGAGCATCTTGGTGGTGCTATAGATATTAGACTTGAATTTAAGTGTGAGAGTGCTTCAAATACTCTAACAGTTCTTTTTGCTAACCTTGTTTTTGAGCAGAAGTAAAATGAAGTACTTATTTTGTATGGGTATTGCATTGGTATTTTCAGGGTGTTCCACGATGGATAGTTTCGGAGATAAAGGGAACTGTAAAGCTACTATAGACTTTGAGTGTGACTGCGATTGTTCTCAGTCTGGAAGTATCGGTGAAGTAATCAGTGTGATTAAATAAGGATTTAGTATGAATACGACAGTTGCTATAAGTATATGTTCAAATGCTCTAGTTTTACTAGGTCATGATGTGATCTCAAGCTTTTCTGATGATGGGATAGGTGCTAAGGTAGCGAATAGTTTTTATGAGACTACACTGCTTGCTATTCTTGGTGGGTATAAATGGAACTTTGCCACAAAACAGGTGAAGCTAAATCTACTCACTGAAAAACCACTCAACAGATGGCAGTATATGTTCCAACTTCCTACAGATAACATAAGAGTTATTACGGTTCACAGGGTAAGTGATTATGAGATCGTTGGTGATAAGATATACTCAGACTCAAAAGAGTTAGATATAGACTATATGCACAGACCTGATGAGTCTTTTTTCCCTCCTCTTTTTAGAGAGGCCTTTGAGTTTCATCTTGCTAGTAAATGGGCTATACCTGTAACAGAAAATGCTACTAATGCAGATCTGTATTATGGGATCGCTGAAAAAGCATTTAGAAAAGTCAAAAACATTGACTCAAAAGAAGATACTATGAGAGGTGTTTCTGCTGCTGCTGCTCTTCCTTATGCCATGAGAAATGGTGGAAGTTCAGGTGGAAGAAGATGGAGATAGTCAGATGCCTAAATCTCAAGTAGTTCAAAGCTCATTTACTACAGGTGTAATAGCACCAACTCTTGCAGGCCGCATAGATATAGCTAAGTACTACAATGCACTTGATGTAGGAGAGAACATAACTCTCATGCCTCATGGTGGACTCAAGAGAAGAGCAGGATCAGTTCCTATACTTAGAAGTAAAGACAGTTCACTCGGCTATGCTGCTCAGGAGTTTTTTTTATCTGAAGAGGCTAGACTTGAGCCATTTGTTTTTAACATAGATCAGAAGTATCTCATAGTGTTTGATACATCAAAATTCTATGTTATCAAAGATGATCTTTTGATATACGAGGAAGAGATGATAAATCTTTTTTCTTCATCTTTTTCATCTGCATTTTCATCTGCATTTGGTGGAAGTGTTGCGATAACAGCAAGTCAGCTCAGAGAGATGGATGTTACTCAGTATGCTGATACAATGATCTTAGTTCATCCAGACTTTCCACCTTTAAAACTTGTTCGTGGAGCTACTGAGACTGATTGGACTATTGATTTTATACACTTCAAAAACATACCACTCTATGACTACACAAACAATTATCTTGGTAAAAAAGAGATCTTTAAAGGAACAGGAACTGAAAAAGAGTTTATACTTATCTATACAGTTCCACAGTTTACAGTATATGTTGATGGTGCAAAAGAGACAGCTTATGTGTATGATAAAGATGTAGGTAAGATAACTTTTACTGATGCACCTATAAATGGTGCACTCATTGAGCTAGTAAGTGGGGCAGGTGTTCCAGAGATGGATGCAGACAACACTTATGAGGATATATGGTCGGATGCTCGTGGTTACCCTAAAACAGTTACTATTTTTCAAGGCCGCTTATTCTTTGGCGGAACACGATCAAAACCTATTACAGTATTTGGATCTATTATAAATGATTATTTTGATTTTAATCTTGGTGATGGTGCTGCTGATATGGGTATATTTGACACGATCTCAAGTGGTACATTTGATGATATAACAGTTATGACATCTACTAGAACACTTCAGGTATTTACAGAGAGTGGTGAGTATTATAACCCTGCATCTCCTATAACTCCTGCTACATCTTCATGGAAGAGACAAACAGGTTATGGGGCACACAGAACAAACACTGTAAATATAGATGGTGCTACTTATTTTGTAGATAGAAGTCAGGCAGCAGTGAGACAGTTTATATACTCTCTTGAAGAGGATGCTTATGTATCTCCAAACATCTCATTACTCTCAGATCATTTAACTCAAAAAGTTAAAAGAATGGCAGTAGCTAAAGGATCTGGAAGTGACATAGCTAATCTCGTTTATGTTTTAAATGAAGATGGAACTATGGCAGTGCTCAACACTATGAGACTTGAGCAGATACAGGGATGGAGTCAGTGGACTACACAGGGGCTATATAAAGATCTAACAGTAGTTGATCAGACTCTTTATGTTCTGGTTGCTCGTGGGTATGATATATCTGGAAATATTAAGTACTACATAGAAAAAAGTGATGAAGATGTACTGCTTGATCACTACTATAAACAAGGGCAGGGAGTAGATATATTTCAGGGTGATTATGTAACTAGAACATTTACTCTTGAGAACTCTACAGATGGACTATTTGAGGTTTTACTTGATGATGTTGTTGCTAATCCTCAGCCATCTTATGATGCAGGATCTAATAGTATAACATTTGTTAAAGCTCCAGAGGATCATGTAGAGATATATGTAGTTCCATCTGCAAACATAAACACAACTATGACTCTTCCTACATCTGCAGCTCTCAACTATAGAGATCTCAGTAAAAAAGGAAACTTGTTTTATGAGGGTGAAGATACACCTGTAATAAATGGAAATAAGTTAGAGTTATCCTTTGATCCTAACCACTCATTTTTAGAGGCAGGTTTTGGTTTTACAGTACGAGTAAGAACAGTAAATCTAAATGTTTCAACTACTGCAGGACAGATCTTTAATGAGAAAAAAAGACTTGTTAGTGTTAAGTTAAATGTTTACAAAACACTTGGGATTAAGGTTGAAAACTATACTGTAAATGATCGAAAGTTCATTATGGATTTTAGTAGACAACTCGTTCCATATACAGGTGTAAAAAAAGTATATCTTCTAGGGTATGCTTATCACAACAGTGTAGAGATCACACAGGATATTCCTATGCCTTTCACTCTACTTCAGATCGAAACAGAAATAAAATACTAAGGAGTTTGCTATGGCAGATCAGGCATTAAATAACTATGCTTACTATGGGCTAGTTGGTCAAGGAATTACTCAAGCAGGTGCATCTCTTGTTCAAGGTTTTGGAACTCAAACATCTCAGCAGCTTATGGCAGGTGGATATGGCATGAGTGCTGAGGCTATGGATATACAAGCAGAGCAAGAGCTTTTAAATGCTGAGGCAGGAGCTAATGTTCGCATGGAGCAGTATAATCAGAGTGAGTCTGCAAATGTAGCGATCATGACTGCTATGGGTAAGACAGGTGAAAATACAACTATCTCAGATGCAAACAGATATGCAGCAGAACAGGATGCAAGCCTCATGAGAAGAGAGGGTAAAATGCGAAATATATCTGCTCGTAGTGGTGCATCTTCAGCGAGAAGTAAAGCAAAACAGGCAGAGATAGCAGCAGATGCAGCTATGATGAATGGAATATTTGGTGCAGTAGGTAGTGTAGCAGGTGCTGCAGGATCTTACTCTATGATGAAGTAAGGGGATAGTATGCAACTAAATCAACAGGGCAGAACTACTACAGGTGCTATAACTGCACCTCAGTTTGACTCAACATCTCAGCAAGCTGCAGCACAAACAGTAAACACTGCAGTACAAAGTACACTCCCACTTCTTGAAAGATTAAATCAGTTTAGTGGTAAAGCAGTGCAGCTTGGAACACAAAAGATGATCCAAAATGCCAAAGAGCAGGCAGTCGTAGATGTCACAAATGGAGACTTCTCTTTGAGTGAAGAGGGAACTATCTATGGTATGGCCTATGATGGTGCTGCTAAGACTGCATACATCTCAGATACTACAACAAACATCAAGCAAAATGTAAGCAGAATAGCCGCTAAAAATAAGTACTCTCCAGAGGGTTTTATAAAAGATTGGGATGCTCAGAAATCTACTTATAAAAAAGCCGCATTAGATGTTGATCAAAATGGATATGTAGATGCAGTCGTAAGTGACACAGCACAACAGTATGGCGATGCAGCTTATGCAAAGATCACTGCTGAGTTTGTTACAGCTCAGAGAAATATTCAGATCAAAGAGAATGAAGAGGCCTTAGTACTTTTAGAAGATGAATATATAGCTGCTATGGTAAGTGGAAATCAGGATGCTATAGGTGCTACAGTCTCAAGTATGAGAGCTACACTTGGATCTATGTATAATACTCAGCAAATAGGTGCAAAAGGCATAGAGACTAAGTGGAAAATACTTGGAAAAAGAGTAAGAAAAGCAGTCGTTAAAAATGAGTTTGGAAATAAGATGGCTGCAGGTGAGGGTGCTGAATATATAAGTACTTTCAGAGAAAATGCTAAAAAGAGTCCAAACTTCAAAGATGCTACTCCAACTGAGATCAATGAGATGATAGATGATATGTACTCTACACTCTCAAAGAAACATGGTTTTGAAGATGATCAAGTTAAAAGAGAAGAGGCAGATAAAGAGAGAAAATCTATAGCTTTAAAAGAAGATATGGATGAAGCTTGGCTTACAGGTGAACTTACATCTCAAGATGTAGATACTGCACTTAGTAGTGGACTCATAACTCCTGCAGAACATAAGACATACTCTAAAAAAGTTTTTGATAAAGGTGCTCCATTTACAGATACAAGTGTAGAGCTGAGAGTTGTTCAAAATATGGCCTCTTTAAGTGTTCAAGATATTATGAATATACAGCCTATGACTAATGAAGATAAGATGAAGTACATCAAGCAACTTAGAACTTATCAGGCATCTGATGAGGGGAAATGGACTTCTACTGTTCAAGGTCGTGCAGCCATAGAGATGCTGAGAAATCAGTATAAGATAGCTCAAGCAGGTATGCTTGCAGGACTCACAAAAGAGAAAGATCTCAAAGCTTATGCTAAAGCTTATCAGTCGTTTATATTTGAGATGGAAGAGTTGCCTGCAGAGAGAAGAGAGTCTTATGCTATGCACTATGCTCAGGCATCTATAGATCTTGCTGATGCTGAGGCCTTAGAGAAAAACAAAAGTGTTTCTGATGTTGTTCAAACAAAAAGAAGAGAGGCATTACAGGGCAGAATAGAGTCTTATCAGAGACAGGTTGGAAAAACTAAATCAGCTTACTACATCAAAGGTTTGGCTGAGTTTGCAGATCGTTTTGGTGAGACAGGTGATATAAAATTTAACACAGTAGAATGGAGTAAATAATGCAAACAGAAGTAGTAGATGGTGTCGTAACACCTGTAATAGAAGTTGCAAAGTCTCCATCTGGAGGATCTCCAAAATCTTCTCCAAAGATAGGGAACTCTCCAGATGCGATGTTAAGTACTTATGATCAAGAGGGAACAGTAGTATCTGAAGATAACACTGCAACTAGAGAAGTTGTTTCATCAACTACACTTCCTCTTGAGTATCAGTATGATGAAGATCAAATGACTGCAAATATGTCACTTGCTATAAGCTCTAACATAGAAGATGTAAAAGAAGAAGATCTGCTTAAAGATGAGACTTTCGGTTATGCTTCAAAGAAGATGTATAGATCTATGAGAGGTGAAGATTTTACAGGAACTGATGAAGAGGCTACACAGTATGGTATAGACCTAATGCGAAAGGTCGATAATGTACTCTATAATCCATCAAAAGAGAACTTATATGGTTTTGTATCTCAAGTAGATCAAATGTCTCCTGAGGAAGCTCAGAGTGCTCTATACATGATGGAGATGTTTGAGGCAAAAGAGTGGACTATGGGTGGACTTGGTGAAGCTATGGCCTACATGGGAACAGATGTAACTACTTATGTTGGGATCTCTACTCTTGGTTGGGGTTTTGCAGGTAAAGAGGCAGCTAAAATGGCTGCTAAAAAGACTATGTTTGAAACACTCAAGAGAGTAGCATTTTCAAATGCAGGTGCAGGAGCTATAGAGGGTGGTGCTTATGGTGGTGCATTTGAGCATGGAAAGCAGAGAATAAGTGAGATGGGTGGTCAAGGTTATGATGCTACAGCAGTTGGAACTAATGTTGCTATAGGCACAGGTTTTGGAGCACTTGCAGGTAAGTATCTTCCAGAGGCATTTGAGTATGCAGGTGAAAAGATGAAGAAGTGGATCTCAAAAGAGGGCACTGTAGATAAGAGACTTGTTAGACAAGATGCTGCTGCAGGTGATGAAGATGCTCAGTCAGTACTTCAAGATATAAATGCTCTTGATGAGTACCATGAGAGAGAGAGAGGACTTGGAGCAGTTGATCTTGAGGCGATAGATCCTGCAACAGTTAAGCTTGCTTCAGAGGGAAATAAAGATGCCTTTGATGAAGTAGCAGCAACTATGTTTGATAAGACTTTTGAGAGAGTTATAGGTGAAAATACAGAGAGTATGCTGCAGCCTATGATGCTTGAAAAGCTACAGAAAAATCCTCAGCTCGTGGAAGATGTAGCAGCTCAGTATGGTTTTAATTTTAAGTACTTCTCAGCAGATCCTGAGAGTATAGGAAAAACTGTAGGAACTACTGTAATTGAAAAAGCACCTAAGAACAGACAGGCACTTACTAAGCAAGGGTATCAAGATGGTAATATATGGGTATATGATCCTTATGATACTCATGGAAGTTTTGCTGATCCAGAGTACACAAAAGCATGGAGACAGGTGCATGAACTATCTCATGCTTTAACTGAGCACTTCATGCAGCAAAAATATGGTGACTCACGAAGATTTGGTGCACTTACATTTGATAGAAAAAATCCTTATGATCCTAATGATCCAAAGACATACAAAGGGCTTACACTTTCTGAAGCTCAGAGAGCCTTAGAGTGGGAAGATGTAGCATTTAGAACACAGATAAAGATCCTTGAAGATATGGGAATACCTGTAGATGCTAAACAGGCAGCAGAAGATTTTAACATCGCAGCTACTGATGTTCTAGTGAGAGCCGCTACAGGAGATTTTACAGATCCTGCAAAACTTGGAGTAGTACCAAATAACAC